ACCGGCGCACAGCTCCTGACCTTCGACAGATACCGCGAGCGGCGCGACCTGCTGGGTGTGCTGCTCGACAAGGATCAGCGCTACACCTTTTCCGAGGTGGATGCGCTCATCGACAACTTTATGAAAGGCAAGGTGAATTAAATGGCTTTAGGCGGCGGTATGTATACCGTACAGAACAAGGTTCTGCCCGGTGCGTACATCAACTTTGTGTCGGCGGCGCGTGCGTCTGCGACCCTGGGCGACCGCGGCACGGCGGCTTTCCCGCTGTCCCTCGACTGGGGACCGGAGAACGAGGTCGTGACCATCGAGAACAGCGAGTTCCAGAAGGGCTCACTTGCGCTGACCGGCTACGCCTACACGGCGGACGAGCTGCGTCCGCTGCGCGAGATCTTCGCAAATGCCAAGACGCTGCACCTGTTCCGTCTGAACAGCGGCGGTGCAAAGGCAGCCTGCAAGTACGCAGAGGCGAAGTATCCGGGCAAGATCGGCAACGAACTGAAGATCGTCATTCAGCAGAACGAGGGCTTCACGGTATCGACGAACGAGGTCTACGACGTTTCGACCTATATCGGCACGACCCTTGTGGACACGCAGAAGGCAGTTAAGGCAGTTGCAGACCTTTCCGACAACGACTATCTGCACTGGAAGGGCAGCGAGGCGCTGACCGAGAACGCGGGCCTGCTGCTCACCGGAGGCACGACCGGCGCGGTGCAGGATGCAGCTTACCAGACGTTCCTCGACAAGATCGAGCCGTACAGCTTCAACGCGGTCGGCTGCGACACGAAGAACAGCACGGTCAAGGGTCTGTTCGCCAACTGGACGTGCCGCCTGCGTGATGAGCAGGGCGTGAAGTTCCAGTGCGTGCTGCATGGCTATCCTGCGGCAGACTATGAGGGCGTGATTTCCGTCAAGAACGGTCTGGTCGGTGCATCTGATGACCCGTCGGCTGTCTACTGGACGACCGGCGCGGAATCTGCGTGCGCGGTCAACCGCTCGATGACCAACTCGACCTACACCGGCGAGTACGACATCGACACGAACTACACCCAGACCCAGCTTGAAAAGGCGATCAAGGCCGGTGAGTTCACGTTCCACCGTGTCGGTGACCAGACGCGCGTGCTGACCGACATCAACACCTTTGTGTCCGTCACGGACGAAAAGAGCGCGGATTTCTCGTCCAATCAGGTCATGCGCGTGCTCGACCAGATTGCGAATGACATTGCATCGCTGTTCAACTCGAAGTACCTCGGCAAGGTGCAGAACGACGCCTCCGGCCGCGTGAGCCTGTGGAGCGACATTGTAGCGCACCACACCCAGCTCCAGACCATCCGCGCCATTGAGAACTTTGACAGCAGCAGCGTCACCGTGTCGCAGGGCGACATGAAGAAGTCGGTTGCGGTCGAGGACCATGTACAGCCGGTTTCCGCGATGGAACAGCTTTACATGAAGGTAATCGTTGAATAAAGGAGGGAAAAGTCATGCTGAACGCTCCTGTTATGGAAGCAAATGATGCGGTATCCGGCTCGATGGCCGAGTGCTACGTCACCATTGACGGCAACCGCTACAATATGATGCAGCTGTACAGCTTTGAATCGTCCGCGAAGGTCAATTCGCAGGACGTGAAAATCCTCGGCCGTACCGGCATCGGTAAGAAGCCGACCGGCTGGTCCGGTTCGTGGAAGGGCACGGCGCACTTTAACCAGAGCGTGTTCCGCCGCTGGTTCCTGACCTACTGCAAGACCGGCAAGATGACGCCGTTTGAGATTCAGGTGTCCAACGAGGACCCGTCCTCGTCCGCCGGCCGTCAGACCATCACGCACACCGGCTGCCTGATCGACAGCTCGATTCTGGCGAAGTTCGACGCAGGCGACAGTCTGCTTGACGAGGAGCTTTCCGGTACGTTCGACGGCTGGGATATGCCCGAGGAGTTTACCGAACTGTCCGGTATGGAATAAGGAGGAATTTGTACAATGGGTAATCTTACCGCATTTCTGGCGCAGAACGCCAAGCAGGTTGAAAACGTGAAGCTGGTCGTATCCGACCGCTTCACCGATGAGGACGGCAAGCCGCTCGAGTGGGAGGTGCGCTGCATTTCCTCGCGCGAGGACGAAACACTGCGCCGCGACTGCCAGTATCGCGTACAGGTGCCGGGCAAGCGCGGCAGCTTCCGTCAGGAATTCGACAACGTGCTGTACCTTGCCAAGCTGGCAGCCGCCTGCACGGTTTATCCGAACCTCAACGATGCAGAACTGCAGGACAGCTACGGCGTGAAATGCGCCGAGGAGCTGATCTCGGCCATGCTGACGCCGGGTGAGTATACGAACTACACGGAAAAGCTGTTTGACATCTGCGGCTTCGGTGACAAGCTCGATCTGGTGGAACAGGCAAAAAACTGATTCGGGACGGTGAGGGCTCTGATGATTATGAAGCGTATGCAGCGCATTACTGCCTGCAAAAGCTCCATATCCTGCCGTCCGAATATTTAAGTCTGCCAAAGGAAGAACGGGCATTTATCTGGGCGTCCTGTGTCGTGCACAACGAGGACGAAAAGGCCGCTCTGGATAAAGCAAAACGAGGGAGGTGAGTTCTATGGCACTGTCCAATACCGTTCAGCTGCGCGACGGTATGAGTAATGTACTCAGCCGTATCGCGTCCAGCCTGAGTGCGGTCAACGACCGGTTTGAGCGTATGCAAAGCCTGACCGAACAGGCTGCACCGACCGGTCTGTATTC